GAGTTTAAGACAAACTGGCTGTCCAAGAAATGTATCGTTGTGCTCCGTTATTGTAGCGGAAAGCCTGCCGATCTGATCGGAACGCCCTGTAACCCGTGTAAGTTATCCGTTTCTTATACCGGTTCCAATGAATCGAATACGAACGAACTTACTTTCACCCAGATTAGCAAAGGGGATGATATCGCCATTTACCGGGGTACCGACACTCTGGAAGAACCGGTGGCCGTGGTGGAAGCCGGAGCCACGGATATAGATTACCAGACGGACGGGCAGTACCAGCTTTCCGCGGGTGCGGCTAAGATAGCCGGTGTTACCGGTGGAAGTCACGGCTCGGTAATTACCCTTATGGGATGTTCGGGTGTTGCGCCTACGGTGGAAGCGGGCGGTAATTTCCTTCTGAAAGGTGGTAAGACGTTTACCGCTTCCGAAGGTTCCCAACTGACGTTGCGGGCGTTTAACGACGGTTCGGAGGCTATGAAATGGATTGAACAAAGCCGTTATGAGGCGTAAGTAAACGGCTTTCATGTAATTCAAAGGGTGACCGGCAGCACATGCCCGGCCACCCTTTGTCCTTTTTAGGGTAATTGCCCCTTTTTTCCTTTGTATCATCAAATTTTATATAGTATGAAACAGGAAATTATTACCTATCTGGCCGGTCCGCGTAACTTTATTCAGGGCGTGGAACTGTACGAGAAATACGGTATCAACCGTATGTTAAAGAAGTCATTCCGCCGGCAGGGAGAAACGGAAACGATGAAGGCCATTCTTTTAGAGGAACTACGGAAGTTGGCCGGGCTTTCTGAACGTGAATTTAAGACGATCCGGCGAAACTCCAAACAGCTGACCGCGGTAAAAATGGAACCCGCCCGGGAGGAAACATCCAAAACGCCGGTAAAATACAGCGATGATTTGCTGCTGGAACTTGCCGAATCTTTCGGCGTCAGTGTGGAAGAACTCGTTTCGTCCGATTTCCGGGATAAGGTTCTTTCCATGGATGAAAATGCCGACCGTGTGGAAGAGCTGGAAGAGGAACTGGAAGAGGCGGAGAAACGATACAAAGCAGCCCCGGAAACCGTAACCAAAATGATACGTTTCCGCGAGAAATTTACCTTCCTGAATTCTCCGGATTGTCCCGACATTCTGAAAATACTTGTTTCCGACATGTTCACCGCATACGGGAAGTATAAGGAAGCTTTCGCCCGCCTGGAAGCTACGCCGGATGATGTCAGTTCACTTTCTACAGCACAGGAAGCGCAGGCGGTTGTGGAAAACTTCATCGCTAACCGCGAGATGTGGGATGAACTGGAATATTACCGGGAGAACGGAAAGATTCTGGGTAAATGTGAGAAGGTAAAAAGTTTGTCCGTCCGTAAGGGCGTCGAGAACCTTTCGGATATCGACATACAAAAGGCACTGAATAACGCCCGCGCCAACCTTTCAAAGAATAAGGCGAAACTGGAACAGGCCGGGGATGATGAGAAGAAGAAAGCGAGTGCCCTTGCATTGATCCAAAAGTGGGAAACTACACAGAAGGCCATAGAGGAAGAAATTGAGGCGCGAAAAAAAAAGTAATTGAACTTATTGCCAGTCTGACAGGGAAACGGCAACGGATCACAAAGAACCTGGGCCGTTTCTCTCACCCTTGCGACCGCTCGGAGCTGGGGCACCAGCTCAAGACATTAACCCTCCGGATAGAAAAAGAAGAAAGCCGGCTTAAACAACTTTCCAATGATTACAAACCAAATATATAACGAGGATTGCCTGGAGGCGTTGAAACGTGTTCCGGACAATTCCGTAGATTGTATAATAACCGATCCGCCTTATTTCCTGGGAATGACACACAACGGGCAGAAAGGCAGTTTTAAAGATTTGTCTATCTGTAAACCCTTTTACCGGGATTTGTTCCTGGAGTTTAACCGGGTGAAGAAACCCGGTGCTTGTGTGTACTTTTTTACGGACTGGCGCGGGTATGCTTTTTATTATCCGTTGTTTGACTTGTATTTAGGTGCGTCAAACATGATCGTCTGGAACAAACAGTCGGGCCCGGGTAATCATTACGCCTTTATACATGAGCTTATTTTGTTTCATTGCGGAAAGGGTGTTTCTATCGGTGCCACAAACATAATAGATAATATCCGGTCTTTTGCTTCCGGTGCGAAACTGGTAGAAGGTGAAAAGGTTCATCCCACACAGAAACCGGTGGCGTTGATCCGTAAACTGATTGAAGACAGTACAAAGCCCGGCGATCTGATCCTGGACACTTTCGGCGGTTCCGGTACTACGGCCGTGGCAGCCATTGAAAGCGGCCGGAACTTTGTATTAATGGAACAGGACGAAATTTATTATTTCACGGCACAGAAACGAATAAAAGATGCGTATGAACGATTTAACGGTGGTGGATAGTATTTACCTGGATGCGCAGCAAAAGGAGGATGTACGGCGTTTGTCTTCTTTAGGGTATTCGCCGAAAGACATAGCCGTTTCCCTGGGGCTTTCTTTGGAGGATGCCGGGCTTTTTGTCCGGGATGCGGAAACGGTAGGAACTTCCGTTAACTTCCTGATCCGGGAAGGGATTCTGGTAGCACGTGCCGCGCCTGAAATAAAACTCCATGAAGCGGCGGAAGGCGGAAACGTGGAAGCTATAAAACAGCTGGAGGCCGTACGGAAAAGACATACTTTTGAACGTTTAATCGAACAAATGGATGACGACGAATTTAATTAAGCCCTCACGAATAGACTTTGACAAGGTGGATATCAACCAGATTCAAAGGATTCTTTCTACCGGTACGCTGGAAGCCCTCGCGCCCGATGAAAGGGAATATTACAGCCTTATGGAAATGGTACGGGGCCTTCGTGCCCGTATGCGTATAAATGGTAAGCTGGTGACAAAGGCCGGCATCATCCGCCTTTTGAAGTCGGAACCTTACGGCCTTTCGGACTGGATGGCCCGCCAGGTGTACGCTGACAGTCTCAATTTCTTTTATACGCAGGATAACGTACGCCCGCAGGCTTTCGCTAACTTGTATGCGGAAAAGGCCGAAAACTGGGCGAATACCGTCTTTCTTATGGGAAATGTGAAGGAGGCTAAGAACCTGCTGAAACTGGCGGCGGAACTTCGCGGATGTTATAAGGATCAACAGGCCGAAATACCGGAGGAACTGCTTTCACAGAAAAGCACGGTTATTTATACTACCAGCCGTAAGGATCTGGGTGTTCCTGAAATCGACCGTAAGGAACTGGAAGAGTTTATCGACGCGATCCCGGAAATTCCTGTTATTGTACGTGATAATATAAAAGAGGACGCGCGTATTAAAGCTTTTGACCTGAAAAAACGTATGTTGTATGATATCAAAGAGTTCGGGGAAGATAACGAAGGTGAGTAACGCCGATGATGTGGAAATCAAATACGGCCATATAATCCAGGTTCTGACGGACTGGATCGATACTACTATCCTTGTATCTGTTGACGGGCGCGGTACGGCCAAATCGACCGTTATACAAGCCAGGCGTTCCGCCCGTTGTGTGGAAGAAATGCCCGGCGGTGCGTTCGCTTTTGTTGCCAATACCTACAGTAACCTGGAAGATAATATAATGCCGGCCGTACAGAAGGGCTGGCAGCTTATGGGCCTGATCGAAGGGGTACACTATGTAAAAGATACCCGCCCGCCTGAATCCTGGCGGCGTAAATGTTCGGTTATCGTGGATGATTACAAGCATGTTTACAGCTTCTGGAACGGATGTGTTATTTTCATGGGATCACTGGATAACCCTTCGCTGCTTGCCGGAAAGTCTGTAATACATCTGTTTTATGATGAAGCGAAGTAC